AGAATCAAAGTTGTCACCCAACCAGGTGGTCTGAGCGGTAACAATTGACTCGGGGTAATAGTAGAAATGCAACTCGACCGTATAGGTCTGATCCGGGGTTGGCCCCAAAATGAACGAGAGCTCATTAGTAACCGTAGGCCCAGTAACAGTTGGCCCGAAGATAGCGTAGTGCTTAGGTAGCCCGCGCGCGGCTACAGAGTTCCTGGGGTAGGCTTCGCGGATAAAGTTCACATCTTTGTTTAGCAGGTAGTGATACTCACCGTCCGTATCGACCACAGCCAGGGAATACGTAGACAGGAAATCATTTGGCGCAGACAAATACTGATTGCCAATAGACAACGAACCTGTCATGTTTTTTCGCAGGTTTGCAATCTGAACAGTGTTGTAAATATTCTGCTCAGCGATCCTAATCATCGTGTTCATATCCGCTGTGGGAAACGTGTTCTCACAGTAGTCTTGAACAGCAGTGACGAGTTCGTTGTACGTCATATTAACCTCAAGCCATCGGGCCCCGAGCCATTACACCCTTGGTAGCGCAACCAGTGCCACGAATCTTGATGCCGCTGGTCTTGACCGGGTGTTCGTTTTTTGACTTGTCGATGTTGCCAACAGACATATCTACGGTATCAGAGCTGTTGCGCACGGGGCCTTTACCAGGCTGTGCCTCAACCGTTACCGATTTACCCTTCATGGTGTGCGGCTTGGCGTAGACGCTGGCGGGGCCAACCTCTTTACCCATCATCTTGTGACTGAATTTGGCCATATTAGCCTCCGCGACGTTGGTTCATTGCACGAGCCCTGTTGCGGCCAACCGCCTTCATGGAAGCGCTGGTAACCCCGCCTTTGGCAAACTTGGTAGGGGTCTTGCCGGGGTGCATGCGTTTCTCATGCTTATGCACGGCGGCGCCGATCATTTTCTTGTCTTGTGCCAGGTCTTTCTTGTCCATTGCAGACTCCTTTCAGGATACCGTTACTGTACCAACATAAGTCGTTGCTACCAAATAATTTGGCGTCAACGCCGAATCAAATTCTGAAGCCCCGCCTACCGGAGCCCAGCCCCACTGAATGTCCCGCGATCCGCCTGTGGGATACCCGCCGAATCCAGTTAAGTTATCCTGCAAACCATTCAGACCCGCAGTGTAATACGTTGTATCTGGACGCGGCTGACGAACAGCTTGTGGATCGTCCACAGGGTACATGCCCAACTGCAACTGCGGCTGATCGGGATCCCAGCACTCCGGGCATACCTTCAACTGGTACAGCTTGGTCTTGACAACCTCATATTTGAGCTGTTTGAGCTTGAAGCGAAACCCGCAGCGATCGCACTGCGAAATTGCAAATTTGCCAGAGGAAAACCGTTCGCCCATTACGGAGTACTCCCGCCAATGAACATCTGACGCGGCACAAACCGAAGCGGTGCTTTCTCGTGGTCTTCACCTGCGGCCAGCATAAACTGCTCGTCGTAGACCGCTTTTAGCATCTCGACCCGGTTCATCAGCTCAGGAACTTTCATGGCGATGTAATACGCCAACCCTGCCGCAACGACAGGCAGGAAACGGAAGTTCATATCCCCCGTCTGAATACCGGCTCCAGCATCCTGAATACGGCGCATACGCCAGTAGACAAACTGGTACGTTGTGGATGCGTCAGGCGTAGGCCAAACCGTCACAGCGGGCAACTGAGGCACATAGACAGGCGTCAAAGTGGAGTGAAGCGCAGCAGTGGTGTTTGCCTGCCCACGGAAACAGCCGCCCAACGAGTTGCCGTCGATATACCCGTAGTAGATTATTTCTGAGTCCAGCTTAATGTAGCCAGCAGCCGCCAAGCCTACAGTGGAACTCAGGGTAATCGTGGTGGCGGTCGCGCTCAAAGCCCCGCTCAAAGTCAGATCGGTCGGGTTTGTTTCCCCGGACAGGCGCTGAATCCACACCTGGATAGGGCGGGCTTGGGTTAATTTATTCGGGATCGTCGCATACGTAGAAACACTAATACGCGAAATGGTCAGGTCGGCCTGGATTGAGGCTTCGTTCCCGCCTGTGCGGATCACATGATCCAGCAAGTCAATCGTGTCATTGGGCAGCGGATATGTGTTCAATCCAGGGGTCAGCGTAATGCTGCCCTCTTCAATCGTCCACATGTTCAAACCACGGTTGGCCCACTCAATCGTCATCAAGTTCATAGACCGGCGGGCAGTCCGCAGGTCATAACCAGTGCGCATTTCACGACCGGCGCGCTCCCACGCTTCCTCGGCCAGCTCTGTGAACTCAAGGTTGAATAGGGTTGTGCCAGTTGTGTAGGTGGCCATTATCTAAATCCCGCTGTTTTCTTTGCGATGGCTTTTGGCTGGGCAACAAACTGTTTGCCTGCCGCTTTGCCTGCACGTTTCGCTTTGGTAGTGGCCGCGTATTCAGCAGGGCTCAGGGACTTGATGGCTTTTTCAGGCAAGTACCGCTCCCCCGTCTTAGAAGACGGTTTGCCGGACTTAGTGCGCCACTTCTGGTCGCCCCAGTCCTTTAGGGATTGCTGCGGTGGTTTCATCTCAGTCCTTATACCCGCCACCAGCTTCTTTGTACTTCTTAGCCACCAGCTGCGCCTTACGAGCTGACCACTGACCAGCTTTAGTGCCGTGGGTTGCCGCAGCTTTGACCTGAGACACAATCTTCTTACGCAAGCCTGGCTTTGTATAGTTGCCTGCGGCATTAACGCTTCCACCCTCAGCGTACTGAGTAAAGTCGGTGTCATCCCGGCGCGCTTTTTTCACGCCTTTGGGCATCTTAGAGGGGGCAATTGCCCCCATGCCGCGACTGGCCATCATACGATCTTCGCCTTGCGGGCGCCTCGTGCAATACCCCAGCCACGGACGTTGCCGCCCTTTTTGTAGCCAACTGCTCCTCCGGTCGTATCCGACTCGTCCAGGGCTTTCTTGGTCTTCTTAGACCCCTTGGCGGGGCCTTCTTTGAACTTACCAGCGTTCTTGGGGCCGCCCATCCACATCATGGGGTTGGTGACCTCTTCGCGACCTTTGGCAGATACCTCAGCGCCCTTGGGCCCAGTCAGCAGCTTAGGCGACACATCTGTAGCTTCTTTGGCAGCGGGGCCAGTCAGCCGCTTAGTCGGTGCAGCTAGCGCAGGCCGGATGTATTCACGGGCTTTTTCAGCCATCGCGGGGGCGCGGTTTGCCAAGCCTTTAGCAGCTGCGGCAATGGTTTTTAGCCCAGGGGCGCCAGCCATGATCTCCAAACCTTTTTGCGTGTCTTCTTTAGACGGAGCTGTCATGGCTTTCTTAATAGCCTGCTGCTTAGAGTACGCCTCCAGCTCAGCAGCGGACGGTCCGGTACGCGTATTGCGCGAGCCGCCCATGGCAGGTGCAGATCCGGCAGAACTCCTTTCCCCAGCGGTAGCGCCCGTGCGCGTATTGCGCGAACCGCCCACAGCGGGAACGGGCTTTGGGCGAGCCATCGGCGCTGCTGCCCGCTTAGGAGCCGCAGCTTCGTCGCGCATCCGCTTGAGAATGCTCTCGCCTTTGGCTTCATCCATGATGGCTTGTGCATCTTTGGAAGCATTTGCAGCTTCCATCGCATCCATCGGTGCGGGCGTTCCCTCACTCCGGCTTCTGGGCATGCTACGAACCATAGCCAGGCGCTCTTCACGAGTCGTGCCGTCGCCGTAATTCTCATCAGCCAGGGCTTCAGAATCTTCGGTGTAACCGCCCTCGTCAAAGCGGCGCATCTTGCGTTTGGTTGGTTTCATAGCCATGACGGCCTCCTAAATCAGCACTTACCGCCGCGCTTCATGCCCTTAGAGCCAATGCCGCCAGGCACGCCAGAGCCAGGCATCTTGACCTGTTTGCCCTTGGTTCGGCCCTTGGACACGATACCGTCGCGGCTGGGGGCAGCCGTACGAACTTTGCCCATTGCTGACGTAGCAACTTTTTTCTGTGTAGCCATAATTTCACCACCTTTTGAAAATTTGCGGCCCTTGTCCGCGTTTGAAAAATCTTTGCCCACGGACTGTGGGACGCCTACTTTCTTCGCAAATGCCGGGTTGTGAGCCACGGCTTCCATGAAGTTGTGCTGCTTTTTGCTGCTACTCGGCATTGTCTTTCTTTCGCCCGATCAGCTCGGAAAATTGTTTGCCAGAGATCATTTCAGCAATACGCATGAGCGTCCACACGGCACCGATCAGACCGAAGACGGGCGTCAGTATTTGCAAGAAAGACGAAATGGCCGCAATAGCAGCCATGAAGTCCAACGTGTGTTTGACGGTATCGTGGTGTTCGCTCATGTTAGCAATTCCAAGCCCGTAGACTCTTGTTAATCCGGGAGTTCGGGTCTTTTTTCGCCTTCTCGCCCGTCAGCTTCTTTTTCATGCCACTCATCCTGGCACAAAAAGAGTCGCGCCTGCTGCCGCCTTCCGGCTGGGGAGGTTTCAAGTTCATGCCCTGCTTTTTGGCAGAGGCTCGCCCCTTGGCGTTCAGGCCGCCGTTGGGGTT